AGTTTTTATGAGGACATCTACTAAAACATTCGAAGTTGTTAAGCAGGTAAAAGATACATCAAAAGAAACTGACGCTCAGATTATTGAGCGTATTGGAGAACGTTTCAACATCCTAACGGAAATGACCAAGGCGGTCATTAACAACGATGTTAGGGCTATGATTGTTTCAGGACCTCCAGGGGTAGGCAAGAGTTTTGGAGTAGAGACACTTCTCGAAAAAGAAAACTTGTTTACACAAATCCAAAACCGTAAACCAAAATATGAGTTGGTCAAAGGTACAGCATCAGCACTAGGCTTATACTGTACATTATATGAGCATAGTGATCGTGGACACGTTATCGTGTTTGATGACTGTGATTCAATACTTATGGACGAACTCAGTCTAAACATTCTCAAAGGTGCTCTGGACTCTGGTAAAAGCAGACGTATCAGCTGGAAGGCAGAGTCGCACAAACTTCGTGCAGAAGGTGTACCTAATTCATTCACCTTTAACGGTAGTGTAATTTTTATTACTAACCTAAAGTTTGAAGCAATACGTGGTAAGGTCAGAGACCACTTGGCGGCTATACAATCACGTTGCCACTACTTGGACCTTACACTTGATACCGATCGTGAAAAAATGCTACGTATCAAACAGATTGCTGACTCTGGTGAATTGTTCGAACGCTATCACTTTACAAAAGAACTTCAAGACAGTATACTAAGTTTTATGGATGAGAACAAAGACAAGTTACGTGAGATTAGTTTGCGTATGGCAATTAAGATTGCGGACTTAGTAAAAGTAAATCCAGACACTTGGCAAAAACTTGCAAGGTGTACAGTAATGAAGTAACGGCCCCTAATGTCCGCCCATTCCCTCAAACTTGCTCCCTTGGGCGGACATATTCGAACCCCCCGGCTCCCTCGCCGGAGGGGTTCACCCTTTTTTAAATACTAGTATGCGACATTTAGAAACAGTAGAAGACTATATTGCAGAGCTATACGAAGGGAGCAACGTTGGTTTTACCAGAGCCAACAGAGACGATATACAATATAGGCTTGCCACTTACGACGTTAGGATATTACAGAGTATCTACAACCAAGTAACATTCCAAAATGTTGCTCTGAGCGATAAGCAGGCAGAACTCTGTGTAAAACTAATAGAGAAATATACACGCCAGTTTAGAAAATCAGGTATAGATAACTATCCTATTCTTGATACAAGAACTAGAAAATTTAGGCTCCCAGTTCGTATAATAGATAGAACTGCCTCTTTAACCATAAAAGACAATCTAATAGAAGCAAAGTTTCCCTATAATATAAAAATAATACAGAGTATTAGACGTGCAGGTGAGAAACTTGCAGGCTCTGCTACTTGGGATCCTAATAAAAAAATATGGCAGTTTGATTTGACTGAACCATTTGTCATGTTTTCCGTTAACTTATGCAGAGAATATGACTTTGAAATAGATCCTAAGTTGATTAAACTATACGATGAAATAAGGTCGAGTGATTGGGATAAACATGACATCAAACTAATAGAGAACAACGGCAAGTATATAATACAAAATGCACCACAGAGTCTCAGAGAGTATGTAGACAAAAACATAGGCAATGATGTTATTAAGTTGGTAGACTATAGTGGTATCTGTGCCTATAAGGTAGACAATAATGTTGAAGTTCAGATTAAGCAAGCTCATGACGAAACTATTAGTTGTTGTCTATTAGACAGACATATCTGGCTTGATCCTAAGCAACATTCATTTGCCAGTATAATAGAATATGCAGAACTAACTAATAGGTTTCCTATTACAATATACGATACTTTAGGCGACTGGCGGACTGATAGTAACTTTAGTCATATACGCAATCGTTTTTTAAATTTGTATGAACGCTTTGGTCCATTATACCATGATGCTACCATCCTGCCAGATGATTGGCCTTACAAGAACGCTGATCCACTTACTGCAAAGATAAAAATATTCCATGCAGTTTCGCGTGATATGTTAATGGGGGATATACCATTGTTTATAACTACTCAGAATTTTAATTACGGTAGTTTGCGTATGCAGATGCTTGCAAAAGCAGAAAAAATAGTGTATCATTGTGTGAAGTTATGACGACAGCAGTATTACATATCAGAGACGAAGTTAACGTTAAGATCGAAGGCTTGGACTTAACTACTAGAAAGAATCTAGTAAACAAGTTTAAGTTCGAGATCCCGTATGCTCGTTATCTACCCGCAGTTAGACTAGGACGCTGGGACGGCAAAGTAAGTTTCTTCCAGTTAGGTGGTAGCACTTTTGTAAACTTGTTGCCTGAAATTATTCCTGAACTGGAGTCTGCAGGTTACGATCTAGAACTCAACGACCTGCGTGACTATAGAACAAGTTTTGACTTTGATGAAGTTGACGAAGACAGTTATGCAGATAAAACCTGGCCCAAAGGACATCCTGCGGCAGGACAACCTATTAAGTTGCGTGACTATCAGATAGAAACCATCAATAACTTTTTACGTAACCCACAATGCTTACAAGAGATTGCAACAGGCGCAGGTAAAACACTAATGACTGCTGTACTAAGTCACAAGTGTCAGGAGTATGGACGTACAGTTGTTATTGTACCCAACAAGAGTCTTGTAACACAGACAGAAGAAGACTACATCAACATGGGTATGGATGTTGGTGTGTTCTATGGTGACCGCAAAGAGTACGACAAGACACATACAATATGTACATGGCAAAGTTTAAACAGTCTATTAAAGCGAACTAAAAACGCAGAAGTAGATATAGGCATAGGTGAGTTCTTAGAAGGTGTAGTATGCGTTATGGTAGACGAGGTACATCAAGCAAAAGCAGACGCACTAAAGACTCTACTAACAGGTGTTATGAGTCATATACCAATACGTTGGGGTCTAACAGGAACAATACCCAAAGAAGAATTTGAGTTTATGAGTCTACGTTGCAGTCTAGGCGAAGTAATTAATCGTATCAGTGCCAGCGAACTACAGGATAAAGGTGTGCTGGCTAGCTGTCATGTAAATATACTACAGTTAGAAGAGCATACAGAATATTCAAATTATCAGAGCGAACAAAAGTATTTGTTAGACAACTCAGATAGAATGGATTACATTGCTAGTCTAACAGAGAACATAAGAGCAAGTGGTAACACACTTGTACTAGTAGACAGAATTTCAGCAGGTGAACATTTAACAAGTCGTATTCGAGATGCAGTATTTGTTCGAGGAGCAACCAAGGCAACAGAACGTAAAGAACACTATGATGAAGTTGCAGAGTCCACAGACAAAGTTATTGTAGCAACATATGGTGTAGCCGCAGTTGGTATCAACATACCACGTATCTTTAATCTAGTCTTAATAGAACCTGGTAAAAGTTTTGTTAGAGTTATTCAAAGTATTGGTCGAGGCATACGTAAAGCACAGGACAAAGACTTTGTACAGATATGGGATATAACTTCTACTTGTAAATTTAGTAAACGTCATTTAACAAAACGTAAACAATTTTACAAAGAAGCAAATTATCCTTTCGAACTAGAGAAACTTAAATGGCAATGAAAAAAATAGCAGTATGTGGGTGTAGTTTTAGTGCGCCCAGTAACGACCCCAAACTAAAAGGAACAAGTTGGGGAGAACAACTGGCCGATATGCTAGGGTGGGATCTATTACACTATGCACGTCAAGGTGCAAGCAACGGCGCCATACGTATCATGATAGACCAGTGTATACGAGAAAAGGTAGACTTTGCAGTAATAGCACCTACATTCCATGACAGAATGGAAATACCCGCAACAGCGGCACCGTTCGACTGGACTAAAACAACTACTGGTTGGAATCCTTTAATACAACAACATCTACAAAACGTAGATATTCTAAACGGATACCAGGAAGAACTAGGTATACATAATGTAAATTATGGCAGTAACAATTATACTATGATTTGTGAAACCATTTATACACTGGCAGAAAATTTCGAACACCCTTATAGAAGTAAAAAACTAGACAAAGATACAGCCAATGCTGTTAAACAATACATTAACTTTATGTACGACAGTAACTGGAAGTTACAGCAGGATCGTTGGATGATACGTGATGGTATAATGCAATTACATTATCACAAGATCCCATTCTTACTTGTGGCTTGTAATATTTGGACTAGCGACATGGTTAGAGATCACTTCCCAGACGTTATACCAGATCATTGTTTAACTTTAGATTATAAAGATACTCCAGCCTACGCTACCAGTGACTTTCCTTTTGAAGGAGAAGATCCTGGGTACCACGGATCCGTGGAAGGACAGACTTACCTAGCAAAAAGATACAAGGAAATAATAGAATGTCGTTTATAGATCATACACAAGAGTCCGAAACAATTAGTTGGTTTGAAGATGATGGCACCAACATTGCCATGTTAAATGACAACGGACGTAACAGGTTTTACGATGAATCATTGAGAAGTATTTGTCAAGGCAAAACTGTAGTAGATATAGGTGCCGGTACTGGGTACCTGACAGCATTAGCAATCAAACATGGCGCAACTCATGTTACAGCAGTCGAAGCCAGCAATAAACGGTGTGGGTTTTTAAAAAACATGATAGACAAACTAGGCTATCAGGATAAAGTTACTATTATAAATGACAACTATTTAAAAACAGATATACACAGTGATGTAGTAGTAAGTGAAACGATAGGCGCACACATATACAATGAAAACTGGTTACGACTTGCTGACCATGCTCGCACTAGGTGTGAGTACATGATACCTGAAAAGATTGCGATTAATATAGATTTATATGAGAATCATCCAATCTGGACAACCTGTATGCAGGAAAGTATGGCTTTCAATTACAATGAGAGTAATCATCCTGAATTCTCTGTTGCGCTTAACAGTGAGATGCAATTAGAGGACAGAGGGGACTTGGCCAATACTATACCTAATCTTTTTTGTCATTTACACAACTTTGATGATCTTAGGTTGATCAAACTATGGGAAAGTGCACCAATAATTGTTGATCACATGTCTCCAATGGTCATTCCCGAAATCGTAATAAGTTCTCATGTGTTTAACAATATACCTAAAAAGCTAGGTCGAATAAACCCAGATGATTTTGTATTCCTAAACATAAACTGGCATGCTATATTCGGTAATACAACTATGTGGGTATCAGACACAATATGGCAAAATGCCTGTAAGTGCATTCAAATACCTAAAAAAGATTTAAGAATATATTTCAGCGAACAAAAGAATAAATGGCTATTTCAAACTGTCTAGTATTGGTAGCTCATCCAGATGACTGTATAATACTTGCGGGCGGATTTGTAGAAGCGTTTAAAGAAACTACAAACTTTGACATCTGTTACTTAACTTATACTAATCAGTCTGATAGAGGTTCTGAAATAGCAGAGTTCTGGCGAAAACGTAACGTCCCAACTAGATTTTTAGGCTACATTGATGACTATCGAGACATGGAACGTGGTATTAGTTTTGACAGAGTACAGGCACGTGGTTATATAGAACGTGCTGTAAAAGGATATGACTTTGTATTGACTCATGCTGAGGACGGTGACTATGGTCACATACATCATAAGTTTGTGCATGAATGTGTAGCGCAAAGTGGCAAACCTGCGGTTTACTTTGGTAATACAAACCTGTATAATTTTAGTGTTAGTATTGAGCCTTTTTACACATTAGATGAGATACCATTGCACAGAGACGTGGTCAAAGACGAACTAAGTTATCAGACCAACAGATACTATTATAACATAACAGAAGAAGCACGGAAATTTATTAATGAGAATTTTAACCCTCGATAACACATCATTTGAAATGAACGCAATACCCGATGACGTAGGTGATCTACGTTTCAGTGTATTGGACAATTCGGATCCTAAAGATCCAGACTATTTCTTTATTCCATTAATTTTTATGGAGTCATTTAATAGTCCTGCACTAGTATTAAAAATCGGCAATAATATTATTAAAATGCCTGTTGACTGGCAAGTACTTATTGGTGAGCCAGACTTAGGAGACTTGGAAGTTGTTCCACTAACAAGTATCAATGACCGTGGCTTTAGTGTGTTTACATTTAATCCTATAAGCAGTTATAGACCGCAGTTTGATCCTATTGAGATCGTTGATATATACCAAGACGTAAAATGGTATTTTCCAAAACTAAAACCAGGGCAAATGTTGGCAGTCCCACTAAGTGAGAACGATAAAAGCATGTGCGCATTCTTTGTCAAAGATATTAGTAGACAGAGTGAGGTAGTAGATTACAATAAAGTATGGTAGATAAATTATCTATTAAAAATGAAATGGCCATGGTAGATGGCAAGGTGCGTGGTTTCTATGATGAACTTACGCCAGAAGAACGTAAAAAATTTAGTCCATATATCATGTTAAAGTATACCGCTAATGTTAGTGGTAATGTTGACTTGGCTGAATATTACTTACGTAGATGTAACGAAACATATAACAAAGACTTTTTTAACATCGGCCGACATCCTAAATTACAGTGGCTTTGTGCTACTACAGTAAGTCCTGGTATGGGTAACACCTATCACTATTGGTTAAAGACACCTAAAAAAGACAGCTCAGGAAGTAAAGAGCGTAAGTTTTTACAAAAGTTATATCCTAATGCTAAAGAAGATGAGCTAGATATGCTAGTAGAACTTAACACAAAAGACGACTTAAAAGCGGTAGCAGAGCAACTTGGGTGGTCCGATAAAGAAATAAAAGAAGCATTTAAATGAGTTACACCTGTAAGTATTGTAATAAAACATACAGCAAGGAATCTACACTTGCGGCTCATCTATGCGAGCCAAAACGCAGAGTGCAACAAGAGTCTGAAACAGGTGTGCAGTTTGGTCTTAGAGCATACAAACGTTTTTATGAAATGACACAGGGCTCTGCACGTAACAAAGACTATGCAGACTTTTGTAAAAGTCCCTACTACAATGCCTTTGTAAAGTTTGGACGTTATTGTGTAGACATACGTGCTATTAACTTTATGAACTTTTGTGAGTGGTTGTTACAAAACAACAAAAAGATCGACCACTGGATTAAAGACAAACTTTACCAAGAGTGGATGTTGCCTTACTTAAAACGTGAACAGGCACAGGATGCACTGGAACGTGGCGTAAAAGAAATGCTAGACTATTGCGAGGAACATCCGGAACTAAAAAATGGCATCAAAGATTATTTTAGATATGCTAACAGCAATCGTATATGTCATCATATCAGTACAGGTAGAGTAAGTGCATGGTTAGTGTTTAACTGTGATAGTGGTGTAGACTTTTTAGACACGCTGAACGAAGAACAGTTGCAGATAATTTATCCATATATTGATCCAGAATACTGGCAACGTAGATTTATAGATTTTGTTGCAGATACAGAATGGGTTAAACAAGCACTCAAGGACATTGGACTATGAAGTTTCAGGCAGATATTGACATAGACTTTGCAGACAGAGAACGAGTGATAGAACATATTAAACACATACCTGCTAGTATACATCGTGATGGAGAAATTGTACCGCATAACACAGGGGTATATGTTAACAATATACCTAAACATCCAATTACCGGACTAGCAAGTATCGACCACAAAGAAGCAGAGCAACGTGGTTATGTTAAACTAGACTTTCTTAATGTTAGTGTTTACCAACAAATACACAGTGAAGAAGAACTGGATGTATTAATGGCAACTGAGCCTCCCTGGCATAGACTGCAGGAGCCAGAGTTTGTTGAAAAGATCATACACATTGGTAATCATTATGACATTGTCAAAAAACTACAACCCAAAACTGTAGATGAAATGGCGGCTGTACTTGCTATAATACGTCCTAGTAAACGTTACTTGTTAAACAAAGACTGGGCTACTATTAATCAGGAAGTATGGACAAAGCCTTCAGAT